TAGAAAGCTATCTAAATTCCCACAACATCTAATAGCCGCACAAACTCAAAGAATTGAGGATAAAACTTATGGAGTAGAGTTTATAGAACTTTACAGAGATGAAGAAGGGAAACTCAAAGATCGTCCTAGTAATAAGATTCCTATTTCTGAATTTCCCATAACCAAGAATACTGTTGATAAAGAGGGAGTACTTCAAGTTTGGGAAAGACCTATGAAAGATCCTGAATTTGGATCATATTATGCATCTATCGATCCGGTTGGGGAAGGTAAAACTACTACTTCAGAATCACTGTGTTCTATTTATGTGATGAAAGCTGCAGTAGAGGTTACCCGGATAAATGATGATAAAGTTGAAAATTTTATAGAAAGAGACAAGATAGTAGCATGTTGGACTGGTAGGTTTGATAATCTTCATAAAACTCATGATCGTCTATGTATGATCATTGAGTGGTATAATGCTTGGACTGTAGTAGAGAATAACATATCGCTCTTTATCCAGTATATGATTGCTGAGCGTAAACAAAAGTACCTAGTCCCTAAAAGTCAAATGGTCTTCCTTAAAGACCTGGGAGCTAATAAGAATGTATTCCAAGAATATGGTTGGAAGAATACCGGCCGATTATTCAAAGATCATTTACTTAACTATTCAATTGAGTATCTTTCTGAAGAACTCGATACTATAACCAAAGAGGATGGAACTATCGTAAAGATACATTATGGCGTAGAAAGAATTCCAGATCTAATGCTTATAAAAGAAATGCAAGCATATGAGGAAGGCCTCAATGTGGATAGATTAGTATCTTTTGCAGCTCTGGTTGCTTTTGCTACTATGCAACAATCTAATCGTGGATTAAAGAAGAGACTGGAAGAACCTAACAAAAAATTGCATAAGTCAGAAGATTTTAGTAAATTAGTACACAGCCCCTTTCGTTATATGGGTAATAACAAAAAACAAACCGGAATGCGTATACCAAGAAATCCGTTTAAAAACTTTAGATAATGGAGATATTAAATGCAATGCAACTTAAGTCTGGAAGGAAGGCTGATACAAACAGACTGGGAACTTTTAATCAACCTCTTCAATTTCTACCTAAAAAAGAAAAAGATGAAGAATGGGGTGCCTGGAATATGGACTGGTTAGAATGGGAAGGACTTAAGCAGGTACGTAGAAATGCTAGACGTTTGATGAAAAACTATAAGCTGGCTAAAGGAATTATAGATAAAACAGATTACATTGTAGAAGAAGATACTGAATATAAGGATCTAGTTGAGGTCCTTACCAAAGAGGATACTAGTGCATTAGAGCTTAAGTTCTATCCTATTATCCCAAATGTTGTTAATACACTAGTTTCGGAGTTTGCAAAAAGAAATACCTCTGTAACCTTTAGGGCCACAGATGACAGATCTTATAATGAGATGCTGGAAATGAAAAGAGAAGAAGTTGAAAAAGCTCTCATTTTTGATGCTAAAGAAAAACTTACCGTTAAACTTCTAGAAGCTGGGATGGATCCTGACTCTGAAGAGTTTCAACAAGAACTAGATCCTGAAAAAATTAAGTCTCTACCGGAAATTGAACAATTCTTTACTAAGAGCTATCGCTCTATGGTTGAACAATGGGCAGAGCACCAATTAAGAGCTGATACTGAAAGATTTGCAATGGAGGAACTTGAGGAAAGAGGTTTCCGAGATTCTCTAATTGCAGATCGTGAATTTTGGCATCTAAAAATGATGGATGATGACTATAGTGTAGAACTATGGAATCCACCTCTTACTTTTTATCATAAGTCTCCAGATGTAAGATACATCGCTGATGGAACCTATGTAGGTAAATTTGATATGATGACTGTAGCTGATGTTATTGATGCCTACGGATGGCTCATGACTGAGGACCAACTTGCTTCTCTTGAGCTTCTTTATCCAGTAAGATCTTCCGGATATCCTATTCAAGGCTATCAAAATGATGGATCCTACTATGATGCTACTAAAAGTCATGCCTGGAACACTAATCCACCATCACTACAATACAGACAGTTTACCTCTATGTGGGATAATACTAGTCAAGGTGGAGATATTGTCAATTGGATCATGTCTGAGAATGAAGATTTCTTTGATATGGGTATGACTGATATGCTTAGGGTAACCACAGGATATTGGAAGTCTCAACGTAAGGTAGGCCATCTTACTAAAATTGATGATGTTGGAAATGTATTTCAAGATATAATTACAGAAGATTATAAAATAACCGATAAGCCTATTTATGATACTAGTCTTTTTAAGAATAAGACTAAAAACAATTTATTCTTTGGAGAGCATATTGATTGGATTTGGATTAATCATGTATATGGTGGATTAAAGATTGGACCACATCGTCCAGGATATTGGGGTCAAAGTAACTCTGGTGGACCTCAACCAATTTATTTAGGTATTAATCAGAACAAGATAGGACCACTTAAATTTCAATTTAGAAGTGAGAACTCTCTTTACGGTTGTAAACTCCCTGTAGAAGGAGCTGTATTCTCTGATCGAAACTCTAGATCTACATCTCTAGTAGATCTTATGAAGCCTTTCCAAATTGGCTTCAATATGGTTAATAATCAAATTGCAGATATTCTAGTTGATGAGTTAGGTACCATCATTATGTTTGATCAAAACTCTCTTCCACGTCACTCCATGGGAGAAGACTGGGGAAAGAACAACCTGGCCAAGGCGTATGTTGCAATGAAGAATTTTCAGATGTTACCTCTAGATACATCTATTACTAATACCGAGAATCCTATTGCTAATACAGCTTTCCAGAAACTTGACATGGAACAGACTAATAGGCTTATGTCACGTATTAAACTTGCAGAATACTTTAAAATGCAAGCTTTTGAAACTATCGGGATTACTCCTCAAAGACTTGGTGGTGAAGTAGAACAAGCTACAGCTACTGGAGTTAGAATGGCAGTTTCTAATTCTTACTCTCAAACTGAGATGTACTTTATTCAACACTCTGACTACTTAATGCCTCGCGTGCAACAGATGAGAACAGACCTGGCCCAGTACTATCAGTCTAAGAATCCATCTAATCGATTGCAGTATCTTACTACCAATGAGGAACGTAAGAATTTTCAAATAAACGGTACAGATCTACTCACTAGAGATATTAATGTATTTGCTATAAGTAAAGCCAATGTTCGAAAGACTATTGAAGATCTTAAACAATTAGCACTTAATAACAATACTGCAGGCGCTTCTATATATGATCTTGGATCTATCATCAAATCTGATAATATATCTGAAATTGATAATATTATGAAGACCTCCGATAAGAAGATACAAGCTCAGCGTCAAGAACAACAGCAGCATGAGCAACAGTTAGCTGATAAGCAAATTCAAGCTCAAGCTCAAGAAGAGCAAATGAAACGTGAATTTGAGGCTTCTGAGAATGATAAAGATCGCAAGGCTGATATTCTTGAAGCTGAAATTAAAGCTTCCGGTTATGGTGCTATGCAAGATATCAACGCTAACATGCAATCTGATTTCCTTGATTCTATGGATCGTATTAAAGCTTCTGATGAATATGCCCAAACTATGGACATGGAAAGAACAAAAGAAGCTAATAAGGTTGCTTTAGGTAGAGATAAGCTTGCTATTGAAAGAGAGAAGATTGCTGCATCTAAACAGAAAGCTGATATGACTCTTGCGGTTGCTAAGGAGAATAAGACTAAATCAGAACTTCAGGCTGCTGGTAAACTTCAAGAGAAGAAAAAGAAAGAAAAATCTAAAAAGAAATAACCTACAGAAGAATATATGAAAAACCTGGATCTGAATAACTCTTTTAAGTTAATCCATTGTGGCTAGCCATACTCTTCAGCAAATTTTTCTAAATCGTAACTTTATAATGTTTAATAACTTAAATTTGCTTATATTATAATAACCAACAATTAAAAACCAACAGATAACATGGCAACAGATTCAACCCAAGTAACACAAAAAGAAGTAAGTCCGGAAGAACTTGCTGAACTTTTAGGAACTCCAGGACCTGGAGCAGATAGCATTATGGTACCTGAAGAGCCAAAACCAAATGTTTTTACTCGTAAAGATGTAGACCTTAATTATCTTAATGAACCAGAAACTCCTGCAGCAGAAGCAC